GTTAAACTTGTAGCCACTAGAGATGAACATTGTAAAGTAATTAATCCACCTTTCAGATTGCTGAGATTGACGGACAGTGGCCAGCAAGACTATGCGGGACATGCTATTCTTCAGCATGATCATATTGTTGATCCAGATGGTCTAGATATACATTTGGTGAGATCTTACTGCTATAAGGCCGACACGGAAAAAGGTGACTGTGGTTCTTTATTTGTTGTTGTGAATGCCAATTGTTCTTCCAAGATTTTTGGAATGCACGTTGCTGGGGTTCGCTCTATGAATTCTAGTGTTGGAGTTTCCACGGCGCTATGTCGAGAAGATTTAGAGGAGACCTTGCGGGCTTTTAGTACGCCTAAGATCGAATTGAGGGTCCCTTTATTTTCTGAACCACAGTCTATGCTGTATGAAGGGAAATTTAATATACTTGGAACTCTTGATAGGTCTATATTTTCTCCTAAAAGTAGTAAGATCATACCGAGTTGCTTAATGGGATGTTGGGGCGATACGTGGCGTGCTGCTGCTATGTTGACTAGTACGATGAATAAGGATGGTGTTATCTGTAATCCATGGAACAAAACACTTAAATATTATATCGAAGAACCAGTGTTGCTGAAATTGAGCATAAAGGCAGATGTTACTGATTCTGTTTGTAATTCTATGCTGAGCAGATCTACGATAGACATAGATCGCAGAGTTTTTACATTTGAAGAAGCTGCTCTTGGGTTAGAAGATGATGGCGATGTACACGCCATACCACGAAATACAAGTATGGGATATCCTTGGAACCTGTACCAGCATCCAGGTTATTCTGGTAAACAATGGATATTTGGGAAAGGCGAAACTTATGACTTGACGAGACCTCAAGCAATTGAGCTTAAAAGAATGGTGCACGAGATACTTGACAATGCCAGTAAAGGCGTTAGAATGTTTAATCCTTATGTTGATTTCCTCAAAGATGAATTAAGACCCATACTTAAAGCGGAATCAGGTAGTATGAGACTGATTTGTGGATCTCCCGTCCAAATGTCAGTGTGTATTTTGATGAAATTTGGAGTATTTATTGCTTGGTGGAAGAAGAATCGAATTAATAATTATTTCTGTGTGGGTGTTAACCCATATTTTTATGAATGGATATTGATTCATAAGTATCTACATAGATTTGGTGATGATACGAACTTTGTTG